GGAGATCTAATATTCTGCTTGTTGATAGAGTAAAGGGAATCTTTAGAGAAAATCAGTCAATATATGGATTATCTAAGAGTAAGTCAGCATTACTTGAAAGTATTTCTTTTGAATCATTTAAACCATTAATTAAAACATACTTTGATAACCTAGGTTATTATAAGTCTGATGAAGGAAAGATTAGTGATCTCAATCAAAGGATAACAGATTCTTTCTATTATCAGGATTATTCTTATGCGATTAAATCAAAGACTCCAATTAATGTATGGAGAGATTTAATCAAATCAACTACTCACCCAGCTGGGTTTCAATTATTTGGAGAAGTTGTAATTGAATCTAGTGGTGTGTCACGTATGTCAGAACACACTAGTTACAATAGAGTTAGTGTTATAGAAGTTGCTCCTAAGATTGTTACTGTAGAAAGTACTAAGAGACAAATTACTCAAAGTATTGTCTTGATGGATAATCTTAATGTAGAGAAAGGTTCTGGGTCAGTTTCTCTTGATGCTTTAGTTGCTAGTGAAATATCTGGTGGTAATGTTTTCTTAACTCCTGAATTTAATGGAGCATTTACCAATAAAGGTAACTTAGAGGGAAGAACAGTATTTACTATGGTTGATAAAGATGGGAACATAGTAAAACCATATAATGCACAAGCATTAATAATTACTCTTGATGGTATCTTACAAGAACCAGGATTATCATTCACAGTTAATGAAGATACGATTACTTTTGCTCAACCTCCTTTAGGACCAAGGACTAAGAGTGGATTATCAATAACAAATCCAAGTAAAACAGATATTGAAGGTGTTAGTTTCTATGGAAGACATTTTGAGTTTAAGACTGATAGTTTAAATGCTAGGTATCTTAAGAAAATTAGAAACATATATCAGAAGAATGGAAGATGGATTGATGCTGCTAATCAACTTGAAAGAAATAAACAATATATTCAATCACAAACTATAGATTATATTAAGGGTGTTCATCCTACATTAGCATGGACAACTCTCTCTACCACATGTGTTCGGGATATTGGATTAATAGTTGATGCATTTGCACATGATTTAAGGTTTGGTGGAAATCAGAAGACTATATTCTCTGCTGAGAAGTATTACAACAATGGAGTTCTTGATTTTATTATTGGTGAATTGGAACCAACTCTAGAAGCATTTGAGAAAGTAAAAGATCTTGCTAAGTTGGCAATTAATAATGAGTTGCCTAATGGATATGATAATCCTGATATTCTTTTAGATACTGTTCCTGTCAAATGTGAAGATGTTCTTTCTGCATTAGACACATTATATGAAGTTCTTAGGATGACACTGACTAGTGGACCTGGAACTGTTGATGTTGGTTATGCTGATTTTATTAACGGAGAGAATACAATATTTGATCTTTATTGGGAAAATGGTGATCCTGTATCTACTGATCCAGGTGAGGATCTATTCATAGCATTGAGTGGTGTATTACAACACACAAGATCTTATACTATTGATAGAGATGTTACTCCAAATAGAGTAGTCTTTGATAGTCCACCTATATGGGGTCAGAATGAAAATACTAAGACATTACAAGAACCTTTAGCAGTTGATAAGTTCTTTGCTCATGGTATGGGTTGTTATGAAAGATTTACCACAAACAATAGTGCGATTGGAAAAGGTGGTTCACCTGGTCCATTCTTAATAGTGGATGCTGATGATAATGTTTCTTCAATTCCTGATCCAACATTTGCTTTAGTCTTTATTGATGGTGTTTTACAAAGAGAAGGTAGGTCATATAATATTACTGGACCTGCTATTAGATTTACTAGGAATATCTTCAGAAGAAGTAAGGTAGATATTATATCTCTATATGGAAGAGAGAAGGATTCAAATCTTACTATATTTGATCATGAGAGAAATGAGTATTTCAATGAAATTACATTGTCTTACAATGATAGTGGGACAAATCCAGGATTCACTGCATGGAGGAAGTGGTATGATGATACTGCTCAGTTATTCCAAGTAGCATATCAGAAAATAGGTGGTGTTAAGAGATTTATTGGTAATCTTAAAGCATATAACTTAGATACAAATCAATTGAATGTTATTATCTCTGGTAATAACCCTGATCTTGATAATTCTTCTATATTCTTTGCAGGTAAGTCAGATTTCAGTGATGAGTTTGAACTTGCTGTTCCAGGTGGCACAGTTACTATTGATATCACTAAGGATGATTATAGTAACTATCAAATGAAGAGGAATGTTACTAAGTGGTTGTATGGAAGTGAGAAAGGTGATAAAGCTTTATCAGAAAGAAGAAGAGGTATTGAAAAACTATCAGTTGGAGATCATATAAGGATAGATGGTGAAGATAGTTATCGTGAAGTTAATAAGTTACCTAGATTTGCACATCCAAAGACTTATAATGCTGGAGAAGAAGTATCTAATAGTTTCTTTGGATCATTAGGTGTAACAAATTACTCTGGTGATGTCAGAGGAGTAGGTTTAAGTGTTAGTGCTACTGTATCTGGTGGTAAGATAACTTCTCTTGATTGGAATAAAGCAGATCTTCAATTATTATATGATGAAGGTATTTTACGTCCATCTACTGCTGGTGGTTACGATACTACACCAATAATACATTTTGTTCCAATAGATCAGAAAGGTGGTGGTGCTAAAGCAGAAGTAATAGTTTCTGATGGTTATATTGTTGATGTTGTTTTAACGGATCCTGGATCTGGATATGAGAAACCACCTCAAGTTGTTACTGCTAGACAGTATGATTTAATTAAACAACGTGGAAGGAAAATTGATACTCTGTTTAATCTTAATATTGAGGGTGAATTAGATAATTCAGCTCTTAGTGTTGTTTGTATTATCAGTAAGGAGAAAGGTGTTGAGTCTGGACCAGGAACAGGTGAACCAGGACTTCCTGACTTACCTGGCGATGGCAATGGTGATGGAACACATAAAGATTATCCTTGGGCTGATGCTAATTGGTCTGGTAAGATGATACAAATAACATCTATCATTGACTTTAATGTAACTGTACCAGCACCCGTAGCAGTTCCGCAAGAAATTCTGAAGATATACCCTACAGTTGTAACTTCTGTAAGTTCTCCTGGAACTACTTATTATATGGGAATAGAAATAATTGAACCTAAGATTTCAGTTGAGGTAAGGGTTCCTACTTTCTATCTTGATCCATCTAACAGAAGACGTGTTAATCCAGGTATTCCAGATGGTCCAGGTGGACCTGACGATGGTGATGGAGATGGTGGAAGAACTACTATATACCAATTAGGATTTGTTGATCATCGTTTCTATAATCCAACGTATAATCAGAATCCTCCTCAACTCCATAATATGACTATGCGACCTGCATTCTTCCAGTGGGAAGGTGCGAAGTTTATGTCTACTGGAGATATTCTTTCTTCTGGGGGTGCATCAGTATCTGAATACACTATTGAAGAGTTTGACAGATATGGTTTTAATATTGGTCAATTTGAGTCCAATGCACAATCAGGATATGCGGATGATGGATATTCTTTCAATATAGGTTATCCAACAATTAACAATTATATGGCACAACTGAATACTTCAGATTTGCCAGATGAAAATGGAGCAGGATATCTTGCTACTGGTGCTATAGTATATGCAGATACTACTAATTTCCCTACATCAGGAACCATTTCATTAGGAAGGGAACAAATTACTTATACTAGTAAATTGAGTGATCGTTTTGTAGATTGCACCCGTGGAGTCAACGGTACATCCGTTGAAGAGCACACTGTGGGTGACTTCTTAAGAACTGCCTCATAAATAAGTATAAATAAGTCAGATTCGTTACATTACAAACACTAGAGTTTTAGACAATGGCAGCTATTATTTCAGAAAAATTTAGAATCTTCAATGCGAAGCAATTCTTAGAGTCCCTTGGTGAAGCAGCACCAACTAACATGTACTTTTTTGTGGGAAGATCCGCAAAGTGGGAAGCATACCTTGAGATATTCGGGGCTAGCGGAACTTTTGCAGTAGGTGATACTATTGCAGTAGGAGCATGGAGTGCAGTAGTAGCAGAGGTTCATTCTAATAGTTTACTACTCAATACTATTCTTCCAACTGCAACATCAACTCCCGCATTTGGTAGTGATATTAATATCACTGCACCAGCTGGTAATGTTGCTACCGCAGTTGCTAAGACAGGTACTTATAGATACGCTACTGAAGAGATTCCTCCACTGCCATTGGATAATCAAATTGAGAAGCAAGATGTATATGACGAATTAATTGCTGCAAAGAGAGTTTTATCTGATAACGCACGTCTTGTTGTTCCTCGTTACAATTGGAATACTCAGATTAATCCTAAGTTTGATATGTACCGTCCAAACTATTCAGCGACACCTGGTGGCGGTGGATCTATTGGTACTCAAACTGCTCTAGGATCAAATGCTCTTACTGGATCTAAGTTCTATGTAATGAACAGTCAGTATGAAGTGTTTAAGTGTTTGTATAATGGACAGAATACAGCAAATAGTGCTGGACAGAATGCAACATATGAACCAAAGTCTACTCCAACAGCAGGACAAGGTACTTTTGCTAACGGAGTATTCACAGAACCATCTGGTACAGGTGGATATATTTGGAAGCATATGTACACATTGACAACAGGAGATGTTATTGCTTTCTTATCTACAGACTTTATGCCAGTCGCTGCTGCTGGTGAGGCATCAAGAACTGCTGTTGAAGGGTTAGCTGTTGATGGAGCAATTCATATTGCTGTCATTAAAGGTGTTGGTGCTGGATTAACTGCTTCTACTACACTATATGCTCCTGTATTTGGAGATGGTGCAAATGCTGGAACTGCTACTGGTGCTATCGTTAAGATTGATACAGACGGTTCTGGTGGTATTACAGATGTATCAATGGAAGCAGTTGGTTCAGGTTACACATATGGTAGCGTAATATTAGAGACAGGAAAGGTATTCACTGATGCTGCTCTTACAGCCGCTGCTGGTGCTTTCACTTCTACAGGTGCAATTGAAGTTATTATTTCACCTGAAGGTGGACATGGTTCTGATGCTGACGTAGAACTCTTTGGTAAGAGAGTGATGACGAACGTTCGTCTAACTTATGCTGAAGGGCAAGGTGATTTCCCTGTAGATAATGATTTCCGCCGTATTGGTATTATTCAAGATCCATTTGATTTTGGAACAACAACAGTTTCTACTAACAGCACATTACGTGGAACTGCTGTATTGAAAGTTAATGGTGCAACCACAGATTATGTTGCTGATGAAGTTATTACTCAGACTGTTACAGGTGGTATAGCTAAAGGTACAGTTGTTTCTTGGGATGCAACTAATGGTATTTTAAAATACTATCAATCACCTAATGTACACACAGATTCAGGTATTGTTCGTGCATTTGAATCAAATGCTGCTAATGCTGTAGTTGGTTCTACTTCAACTGCATCTTCAACAGTTGATACTGCTGCTGGAACTACTGGAACTCCTTCAGTTGTTCAAGATGTTTCCTTTGTTGAAGGTCTTGCAACACCTGAGATCGCATCTAACTCTGGGGATATCGTATACATAGAGAACAGAAGACAAATTACAAGAGCTGCTGACCAAATTGAGGACATCAAGCTCGTAATTGAATTCTAATTTATTCAATCCAAAGTTAGAACGAAAGTGAGATGCCTCAGAAGACAAACCTTAACGTAGCTCCATACTACGATGATTTCCAACAAGATAAGAACTTCTACAAGGTGCTTTTTCGCCCTGGATATTCTATCCAAGCGAGAGAGTTAACTCAGCTACAGTCTATCTTACAAAATCAGATAGAGAGTTTTGGAAAATATGCTTTTAAGCAGGGTGAATTAGTCATACCTGGTGAAATTGGAATTAATACGAAATTACCATTTGTTAAGTTATCTTCTGTATCAGAAATTCCTGTTAATGTAAATGGGCAGATAGTTTATAAGAAGTATGATGTTACATCATTAAAAGGTCAAGTTCTTAAAGGTTTAACATCTGGTGTTACCGCTACTGTTATTGAATCTAATGTAGCAAATGATACAGCATCTGATGTTCTATTTGTAAACTACACTAATAGTGGTGATGCAGGTAATGAGGACACGTTCCGACAAGGTGAGACCCTAGAGGTCGTAGATGGCGTTAATACACCACTCCTAGTGGTTGGAACTGATGGAAGTGTACTTCCTACTAGTATTTCTATTACTGATCCTGACACAGGTGTATCAGCGTCACTAGAGAGCCCTGCAATGGGTTATGCTTCTGCTGTTAAAGTAGAAGAAGGTATTTACTTTGTTAATGGATATTTTGTTAGAAATGCAGAACAGTTATTAGTAATTGACAATTATTATAATAAACCCTCTTCAAATGTTGGATTTAAAATTGAAGAGAGTTTAGTAACTTCAGAAGAAGATGAATCTTTATATGATAATGCAATTGGATCAACCAATTACACTTCTCCTGGAGCACATAGATTAAAGATTACTCTTACTCTAGTAAAGTATCCTTTAGGTGAAATTACAGATAAGAATTTTATACAGTTAATATCTGTTAGAAATGGTTCTGTAGAGACTAAAGTAGTACAAACGAACTACTCTCTACTTGAAAAGACCTTAGCAAGAAGGACTTATGACGAATCTGGAGATTACGTTGTTGATGATTTCTCTTTAGGTATTAGAGAATATTATCAGCAAGGTGGTAATCTTGGTGTTTATACATTAGATGATCTTGGAAATGTAAATAATATCCCAGAAGAAGATGCAAAGAATAAATTAGTTGCTACTGTTGGTTCTGGTAAAGCATACGTAAAAGGTTTTGAAATTGTTAATAAAGAAACAAAGTATCTATCAGTAGATAAAGCTAGAGAAAGTTTAACTAGATCTGATATTCGTTTAAAGACTAAAGGACTTCCTACTTATAGGATCACTAACACCTATGGAGCTGTTCCTTTAAATGCAGATGGAGCACAGTTAACTGCATATCCAAATATTTTCCTTTGTTCTAATTTTAATGATGGATCTATTGGACTTAATAATACAGAATCAGATACAGGGTTAAAACAAACATTAAATCGCAGAGGAACCTACTTTGGTATTAATGATGGACTGAAGACAATATATGTAAATACAACTCCTGCTGTTAATTTAAATCAATTGGATGGAGCATCATCTCCTGTTACTGATAATTTTAATAAGAGACTAAACTCACTAATTGGTACAAAACTTTGGGTTGTGCAGTCAAGGAATACAGTACAAACACCAACATTAGCAACATCTTTTGATGTGGTTGCTTATTCTGAAGTAAAAAGACTTGAGTGTGGAAATGCTACCTATCTTGAATTAACACTTAAAGGAAATAAAGATTACTTAGATGATTTCCTAACAGAATATGATTCTGGCAACTTTGATCCTGCTGATCCTGCTGCTGGATCTTATAGTAGAGATTTCTTTAGATCCGAAGCAGATGCCAAGGCTACAACAAATCAATTTGGTAATCTAGTTGATTATAATGAAACTATTACACCTATCATAGGTACAGTAAAACCAAGTAACTTTACATTAATTGAAAAAGGAAATGGTTTTAATCCTGATAGTGATGTTGTTGTTTCTAAAGGAAGACAAGATAATGGAGATCCTTCATACAATACTACTTTTGGATTCTCATATTTTGATCCACAGTTCTTTACTAGAATCCTCTTAGATGACCCTATAACAGATACTAATGGGTTTACCTCTGGTAAGTATGTTTATGGTAGTGTGAGTGGTGCATACGGTATTGTAGAGGGTGAAGGTGGAGAAGGTGCAGCATATACTAAGAATAAAACATTGATGCTTAAAGTTCTTTCTGGAACTTTTGAATCTGGTGAAACTATTACTGATGAAAATAACAATTCATTAAAAATTGCAAGAGACAATACTATTTCACATTTTGTTATTAACAATAGAGGTATTGGATATGATGATGGATGTACAATAAGAATTGATGGTGTTGATTATGATTCTGCTAGGATTGAGATAGTAAAACCAAATGGTATTGATAAGATTCTTGATATTAATATTAAGGATAGAGAATTTGTTAAGACAGAATACTCAAGACCACCTGTTGTTACTATAATACAACCAGCAGCTTCAAATGCTCCTAGTACTGTTGCTGTAATTACTCCTGTCCTTGTTAGAAATGCTGTAACAACATATACTCCACAGAATGCAAAGTCTTTCTTCTGTGATTATGGTTCTGGAAATGCTAATACATTTACATCAGATATTGAAGTAAATAAGGATACTTACACAGAAGTTAAAGCTGTTACACAGTTTACTTTTAGTGGATCTGAAGGTAGAAAGTATATTGAGTGTAATGGTTTTGGTGGAGATGCTACTAAATTCCTTCAACATGGAGATCTTGTACAATTTACAGATTCATCTGATACATTAATACGTGCTATTGTTCAGTATGCTACATTACCATCAGGTGTTTTAAAGTCAAGAATATATCTTGATAGATCTCTTCCTAATGTTGTAACTAATACTAGTGTTGTTAGAGTTCGTCCTTCAATCAATAATTTTAATGGTGGTAGTCTTCTTTATAAGACAGGAACTAAAGAGATTAGTTCTATTGTAGCAAATAGTGAAGATTCAAAGATTACTTATTATGCAAGGAGAGATTTTGTAACTCCAGGTAATACAAGTGGTGGACTTATAACATTCTCTGCTCAGTTACCATTTGGAACTCAGAGATTTGTTTCTTTTGATGAAAGTAACTTTATTATTACTGTGTTGGATCCAGGTGATGCAACAGATATAGCAAAAGGTGATATTGTATATGTTACTTCAGATCAAGTGATTATTACAGCATCTACTGATGCTGCTAGTGGATTAACTTCTGGTGCTGTTAAGTTGCAACTCCCATCAACATATTTTGGTGGAGATTCAAATACTTATAGTTCATTCCCAGTACTTAAGTTAACTGCTACCTTAGAGATAACTAAAGCAAAACCAAGAATTAAAACAGCAGTAGAGAATAAGAGAATTGTTGTTGATGCTGGTGGAGATAAAGTTATTCCTTTCCGTGGTAATGACTATGACACATCAAGTGTAGAAACATACACTTATTCTGATGCATACAAATTAAGATATATCTACGAAGGTTCTCCAACAGAACCACCAACTGCTGATAGAAATGGTAATTTAGTTAATGGAACAGATGTTACTAATAGATTCACCTTTGATGATGGTCAGAGAGATACAATATATGATGTTTCAAGACTTATCATTAAACCAGGAGCTCAAGCACCTGTAGGTAAACTACTAATAGCATTTGATTACTTTGAACATACTCAAGGTGATTTCTGTACAGTTGATTCATATTTACATGAAGCAGGTGTTAGTCCTGAAGATGTCCCTACATTCAATTCCCCTGCTTTAGGAAAAGTATCATTGAAAGATGTACTTGATTTCAGACCTAAGATTGATAATAGTTCAATAGTTGCAGGATTTGATGACAAATCATTGTTATCTTCTGGAAGTACCAGAGTCTTTGCTGGATCTGGTGGTGTAGTTGCTAGTACCCCTGCTCCAGATGATAATTTAGAATTTACTTTCTCGTTTACACAGACACAGTATCTTAATAGAATTGATGGTGTCTTCTTGAATAAGAAAGGATCCTTTATTGTTAAGAAAGGTAACTCTTCTCTTAATCCATCTAAGCCAGATCCTATTAATGACGCTATACCTCTATACTATCTTTATATCCCTGCATTCACTCAATCAAGTAAGGATGTAAGGATTGTTCCTGTTGACAATAAGCGTTATACAATGCGTGATATTGGCAAATTGGAAAAACGTATTGAGAGACTAGAATATTACACAACGTTAAGTATTCTTGAACAGCAAGCATTGAATATGCACATTACTGATAGTGCAGGAATCAATCGTTTTAAGAGTGGTTTCATTGTGGACAATTTTGAGACTCATAAGATTGGATCTTTGGGTGCTGCTGATTATCAGTGTTCTATTGATACACAACAGTCTGTTATGAGACCTCAATCTAAAGAGGATTCATTCAAACTAGAAGAGATTAATACTAGAGATGATCAAAGAGCTGTTTCTGGATATAGAAAGACAGGAGATCGTGTTACTTTACCATATTCAGAATTAGAATTGCTTGGTAATAACTTTGCTACCAATACAATTAATCCTAACCCATTTGTTGTTCTTCAATATGTTGGAGATTCTTTTGTTGGTCCATCTGTAGATTCTTGGTATGATAGTTCAGTTGCTCCTTTAGTAACAGATAATAATACTAATCTATATTCAATTTTCCTTGCTAAGAATCAACTTAGAGATGCATTCTCAAGTCTCTATAATTCATATAAAGTTAATTGGATAGGTGCAAATAGATCATTCTTTAATATCAATTCTTTTGCTGATGTAAATGGAGAAATATCTGATTCAACTGTTACAAATGCTATTGTTAATAGTTCTTCTAATATTAGTCCAGATAACAATGAAATTGGAAAAGGAATATCCACTAAAGGTGTTGGTTCTAATATAATTGCAACTTCATTATCATTCTTTGCTAGAAGCATTCCTATTAAGTTTGTAGTTAATCGTTTAAAACCAAATACAAACATCCATGTCTTTATGGAGGGACAGGATATTTCTCGTTGGGTTAACCCAGATAACAGATATACTGGGGTTGGTGGAAACTCGTTGTCATCATTCAATAGTCCAATTGCTACTGATGAGAATGGAAATGCTAGTGGTATCATTCTTGTACCAGCTGGAAAACCACCTAGAGAGAATACTTCTTGGACAGGTGATGTCTCTACTGTAGATTATGATGATACTGCTAGTGAAGTAAGATTTAGTACTGGTGTTAAGACTATTAGATTTACTTCAAGTTCTACAGATCATAATGTAGAAGATGTAGAAACTTATGCTGAAGTTAAGTATTATGCTACAGGAGCAATACCTGATAATCCATCATCTATTGTTTCTACTTCACCTTCATTCTTTAAGTCTAATGAAGGAACACAAGTAACAGATAGTAATACAGCAAATCCAATTAGACCAAATCCTCTTGCACAGACATTTACTGTTAGTGGATATGATGGTGGATTATTTACAACAGGAGTTGATTTATTCTTCTCTACTAAGAGTGATAATATTCCTATAAGAGTTTATCTTACAGACGTTGATAATGGAAAACCTGGTAAGAATATAATTCCAGGTACACAGAAGGTTATTACTCCAGATACTTATTTAAGAGTAGTTGCTAATGATACTCTTAATATAACAAAAGGAGAGAAAGTAACAGGATCATCCTCTAATGCTTCTGGACCTATTTCTCGTGTATTTGATAGGAATAATATTGAGTTAATTCCTTCTACAACAGGATCATTCACTTTAGCAAGTGATCAAGTTTATACTTTGATATTGAGTAACCATAATGGTACTTCCTTTAATCAGGATGAGTCTCTTGTTGTTCCATCTATAACTGTTGCTAATAATGCTAATAATACATCATTATCATTAAAGATAGTTAAAAATTCAGGTAGATTAACAGATCTTAAAGTTTCTAATGCTGGTGCTTCTTATGATTCTGCTATTGTAACTATTGAAAGTCCACAGTTACCTGGTGGTGGTAATGCTACTGCTACTGTAAGGGTTTCTGGTGGTAAGGTGTATCATTCTGAATTGGTTCTTTCTGGATCAGAATATACTGAACCTCCAGCAGTTATTATAAGAGGTACAGGAACAGGTAATTCAGGTGCTGTAATTGAATCTTCTATTACTATTGATACACCAGCAGTTCGTATGGGTATTGCAGTTGATGATTCAGAAACAACTGTATCAACAACACCAACTAAGTTCGCATTTGATTATCCTGTATATCTACAGAATGATACTGAGTATGCTCTTGTTCTTGAGACAGACTCTATTGATTACCTTGTATGGGCATCTAGGTTAGGACAAGTTGAAATTGCTACAAGTACAATTGTTACGACACAACCTGCTTTAGGTTCTTTATTCAAGTCTCAGAATACTAATGTTTGGACAGAAGATTTATTTGAAGATATTAAATTTAAGATGTATCGTGCTGAATTTGATATATCAAAACCATCATCTTTAATTCTTACTACTGAAGATCTTGGATATACAGCACTTGATGATCATCCATTTGAAACAAATGCTTCTGCTGAAACAAATGCTACTTCTTCTTTATTCAAGAATAATAATTCCATTATTAAGATTGACCATGCAGATAATGGATTTGATTCTGATGATAATTCTTATGTATTCTTTAAAGGATCAAAAGATACTGGTGGTTTCATAGCATCTGAATTAAATTCAGAGTTGTATCAGGTTAAAAATACAGGACTGGATCATTACAATATAAAGTCCGTCAACCAAGCATCTGGTAATATATTTGGTGGTGGTACAAATGTACTAGCATCTTATAATAGAAAGTTTGAAAAGATTTATGCTCTTGTTCCAAATTTAACATTTAGTCAAACTTCAATTGAGACATCTGTTAAGACTACTAATGTATCTCCAATTGATGATAACATTAAGACATTTGCTTCATATACTCAATCAGATTATGAGAAGACATTCTTAAATGAAGATTTCTTCTTTATTAATCAGAAGATACTTGCTTCAAGAGTTAATGAAACAATGAATAATATTGATAATTCATTAAGTTATAAGATTGATCTTTCAAGTACTGTATCTCATTTGTCTCCTTTGATTGATTTGTCTAGGGCATCAATTAAAACTATATCAAATAGAATAGAGAATGCTAAGGGTAAAGAAGATAGATTTGGACGTAGAGATCAAATTTTAAATTTCTATCCAATATACACATTTAGTGTTGTTAATAATACAGGTACACCACCTATAGTGGGTATGACTGTACAAGGAATGACAACTAATTCTGAAGGTGTAATAGTAAATGTTAGCAGTGATGTTCTTACTGTCAAGGTAAAAACTGTTAATGTATTTACAGCAAATGAGGGATTAAAATTTGGTGGAAATAATTCACAATCTTCTACTTTAACTGCACTTAATCCTAATGCAGGTACTCCAACTACACCAAAAGTTACTATAACTTCTGCTGGCGTATTACAAAAAGTATTATCAATACCTAATGTTGTATCCCCTCCATCTATTGTATTTGCTAGAGATATTGCATCTTCTGGAGATTATAATAATAAGATTAGTGGAGAAGTTGTTCTTTTCAATCCAAAAATTAATACATTGAAAATTGTTAATGATAAGCAACCAATAAGTGATGATTATACAAGTAACAATACTAATGTACCTTTTGCAAGAGTAACTACTAGTTCAACCAATGCAGTACAGCAACCTGATATATTCAGGGTTGGTGATATTCTTGGATGGACTGGACAGACTGCTGGTGAAGAAAATTATACTGAGATTTCTAGTATTACATATACTAATGGAATTGATTTTGTATCTGATACACAATCTAAAGATAGTTCTAGTCTTGCAGGGTATGTAACAAAAGAAGTTTCTATTGATAATCCAGGAACAAGTATTGATGTTAAATTAACTGCTAATGCAACAGAAATTGAAAATATAAAAGTTCTATATAGAACGAAGAAATCTTCTTCTCAAGAGAACTTTGAAGATATTGAATGGATAGAATTTAATGGTACTGGACTTCCAGATGTTGATGTCATTGCAAGTGCTGAAAATTCTATTAGTGCTATTACAGAAAAACAATCTTCTTATCAAGAGTTGAGTTATAGTGTTGATGATCTTCCTGAGTTCTCATCATTTGCCATCAAGGTCGTAATGAAAACATCAAACCCTGCATTTGTACCGAAGATCCAAGATCTACGGGCTGTAGCATCATACTAAAGGATCCCCATCATGCCATTAAGAAACGTAGCAACCACATTCACAATAGAACAGCAGAGGTTAGAGATTAACAATCTCGCTGGTGATGTCAATAATATAGCAACAGGAGTAACCAATGTTGGTACTGCTGCCACTGCTAATGCCCTTGCAGCAGGTGCAACTGGTGCTGACCTCACACTGAGTGGGACGCTAACAGTCAACGGCACTCAGACGATTCTGAACACTGCCACACTTGAGGTGGAGGACAAGAACATTGTTATTGCTAAGGGATCTAGTACTGATGCTGCTGCCTCTGGAGGAGGTATAACTCTTAAGGGTGCAGATGACAAGACTATATCATACAATCAGACTGGGGATAAGTGGGAAAGTAATAAAGATTTTGAGGCTCCTAATCTTATAGGTACTGCTATAACTGTTAATGGTAATTTAAATATAGCAGATAAGATAAGACATTTAGCTGATACAAATACTTCAATAAGATTCCCTGCTGCTGATACAGTCACAGTAGAGACTGGTGGTACAGAAAGACTTCGTATTACTGATAGTGGACTTAAAGTAATTGGAAAAGTATTGTTTGATACTGATAATTTTATTGAATGTAATAACATAGCTGATACTATGGAATTCACCCTAGGGAATGTCCTCGTTGGTGAATTTGGTACTAGTTCATTTAAACTTTTAGATACTTTTAGATTAAAACTTGGTACGGGAAATGATTTACAAATGTATCATGATAATAATTCATCTTTGAATCTTATCACTGCTGCAAACAATCAAGAGATAAAAATTTCTGATCTCAAAACCACATTTTATGATTACACAGGTGTTAGTAAATATGGAGAAATAGGACCAGATGGAGTACGTGATTCTAAAGGTAGTCTTCGTGATATTCCTAAGAACTCATCAAATTCACAAGTAACCATAGGAACTACTCATGCTGGAGAGGTTGTTGCAACAAATTCTGGTGGTTGGGATATACCAACTGGAGTAATGAGTCCAGGAAATACTGTTACTCTTTTAAATGATCATAGTGGTGATCTACCAATAACTACCAACTTAACTATTTTATATAATACTGCTGATGGAACTAGGATTGAAGGTAGTACTCTAAATTTAGGTACAAGGGGAATGGCTACCATTTACTTCTGGTCTGCTAATGCTGCTTATATTCAAGCAAGTTCTCTAACGGTTTCGTAATATGCCTATACAACAGATGTTATTAGGAATACCTGCACCTTCGTCTGGTGGTGGTACTCTGGATGGATTAGGTAGCGTAGATCTAAGTGCAGGTGCAGGAGCATCTGGTAATAGTGGATCGTATTTAACCATTGATGGTGATGATGCGTTGCTAATGGGTGATGGTGATTTTACTATTGAAGCATTTGCTTTAAGAAACTCTAGCACTACGAATGATAATATATTTACTCTAGGGGATTCATCTCAACAAAATACTATAGAGATGTATTTTGGTGGTAATGGATTAACTTGTTATGTTGATGGGACAATGAGAGTTAATAGTATGTCTGCAAGAGCTTATGGTGGACAGGGAAATTGGGAACACCATGCTTGTGTAAGAAAAGACGGAGTAATGACTTTTTATTTTAATGGTACTTCAATTGGAACATATAGCTCTAGTAATAACTTTGGTAGTGGTTCTAACGGAGCTGGCTCCCCAAACAGTAAGTTATGGATAGGACAAGAATATTACTCTAATACTTACTATAGTACAATGAATGGTAAGATTAGTAATTTGCGTGTAGTAAGAGGACAAGCAATATATACTTCCAACTTTACACCAGCAACAGAACCATTAACAACAACTAGTCAAGGTTGTCAACCTTACAATGTTGTATTCTTAGGATGTAATAATGCATCTGATGCTAAGATAGCAACAGTAGCAGTAAATCCAATTGTAGAACATAATGGTGCTGTTGCATCAGAAGAAAGTCCATTCAGTTCTTCTACAGCTGATCTATCACATACTGGGGGATCTGTTTACTTTGCTAACATGGCTAATAACCGTGCTCATGAAGAATTTGATACTGAACCATTAACAGTAGAGCTCTCTGGTGGAGAGATGGACTTTGGATCAGGTGCATATACAATTGAGTACTTCTTTAAGCCTGACTGGATATCCACTACTCTTAGTTATTCAATGATAGCATGTAGATGGGATCCAACAAATAGAAGTTTTTACAGTGGTATAAGAGATCCTGATGATATGACTTATTACTATACTCTAGGTGGAGGACTTAATAACTCTAGATTTGATGGTGGATGGGTACATAATAAGTGGTATCATGTAGCAATCTGTAGAGACAGTAATAATACAAGGATCTATTTGGATGGTGTATCCAAAGGTAGTTTTAATGATACAGGTCATGACACAGGTAACTCATCTGCTAATTTCACGATTGGATGGCAGCATGATGGTGGTGAATCCTTTACTAATGGAACAGTATCAAACCTAAGAATTGTAAAAGGTCAAGCATTATATACATCTAATTTCACTCCACCTACAGAAGAGTTAACAGCAACT